TAACTTCACTACTGTCTGTTCTCTCAAGTGTTATCTGACGCATCAGGCACTATTGATATTAAGATTTTCGTTTTGTTAATTTTTACAAGGTTCGCAATTCCACTTTTTTAAAGCGAGAGCTTTGCGAGTTAACTTGCCATTTTTTTTACATGGTCCTTTTACCTTTGACATCCTTGCACAGAAGGATTTTCTTCTGGCTTTCTGCCTAGGTGAAAGACCACTTTTTTTTGTGACAGGTGCTTGCAAGTTACTACCTGTCTTAGCATTAAGATAATCTCTACCTTTAGAACTAAGCCCTCCTGTAGGATTTTTATGCTCTTTGCGTAGAGAAACTCCTTTTGCCATAAAAAATGTAAGTTAATTAAAATATAACACCCTTATGCAATCTTTAACTTATTTCTATTTTTATTCCTCCTTTCAAAATTTTTCGTAATTCTTTCACTGCTAGTTTTTTCTTTTATAAATCTTTCTGTTTCAGCTTTACTTAATTCACTTCTTGTTTTTGGTGTTTTACTACTAACTCTTTTAGATGGTCTACAAGCTGGGTAAGGCCGTCCATCTCCTTTAGTACGTCCACAGTCTTTACCTGTCTTGACATCGACCCACTTCTCTTTGAACCATCTTTTAAGACTCATTTGCCTACTTTCTTCATAGCTATCTTATGAGCTTGATCAAAAGATTTACCATCTCTCATCAAGGTCTTCATCTCCTTCATGTGTCTAGGAGTGTGATGTGCTGAATGTGCTTTCAGCTTTTTCATCTGTGCAAGATTAAGCTTTGCCATTTTTCTTCCTCCTTTTTAAAGCTTTCATTAATGGCTTATCTTTTTGTTTTTGCTTAAGTTTGTCAAAGTCTTTTTTATTTATAACATCACGAGGTTCAGCAACCATCGCTAGTTTTTTTTGTTTGTCTGTGTATTTTGAAAAAGGCATGATTAAGATTTCGTAGAACGATACCCACCACCAGCAGCTTTATACTGTCTTACAAGTTGTCCACTTGCATAAGCAGAAGGCCACTTCTTTACGTTGCGTTTTACCTTTGCCATAATCCTTGCATAAAGCTTAGGATTAGTAGGTGTGTTAGCCATAATTAACGGTTAGAGAATACGTCACTACCACCCAAGCGTCTTTGTACATCTTCGGTGTAGCTAACATCTTTACCATAGCGTGGATCTGACATAGCAGTAACTACTTCTGCTGTAGATCTAAATGGTGTAGGTCCACTTTGAGAAGCACGACCTGTAACTAAACTTGGTTCAACACCCATAGCGTTTTGATACTGTGTATAAAGTCCTTGTACTGCAAACTTAATTGCAGTTGCATTTGCTGTTTCAGTTAAGTTATTAAATTCCTTAACCTCATCAGCAGGGAGATTTTCTATAGCCCATGACACCATCTTACTGTAGTTGTCATCACCACCGATTGAATCTTTAATACCTTGTATCTGTGCAGTGGCTATGTCTTCACTTGCTGCTGCACCACCTTTCAATCCATCAAGGTAGGTATCTATCACCTGTTTAGAGAAACCTGCTTCTCCAAGCTTTGCATAATCATCTTCATTTATTTCACCTGTCTCTTCAAATCTGGTAGAGATCTCCTGTGGATCAATACCAACTTCTTCTAAGACAGAAGCAAGGCCATCACCATAAAACTCTTCTGCATTAAATTCAGTGCTGTCAATAGTTTCTGTTTCTTCTTCTGATGGTGGTTGATCTTCTTCTGTTACCTGTCCTAGCTTACCTTCAAGCTCTTTATAGCTGGCAGCTAGATCTTCTACTGATTTAAACTTTCCAAGTATAAGACCGTTATCATCAGTTTCATTTTTAGCTAGTGTTTCTAAATCTTGTTGAGACATTGGTGGTGTCTCTGAAACATTTACCTGTGATGAAGTCATAAAAATTTATTAGTTATAGGTCATTGTACGTCCATTCTTAGTTTCGACCACTCTAGGACTAGTTTTCTTAGGTTGATCATTAACACCTAACTTACTTACAACAGCTTTTGCTGTATCAGTTTTAGGTGTTTTGTTTTCTTCAGGCTTCTTCGTTGGCATTAGTTTGCTCCGTTAGTTGTTGTGCTTGTGCATTGTTTTTAGGATCAAGTAATGGTGATCCAAGAGCAGCAGGTCCGAGACTTTGGATAAGTTGCTGCTGTTGCATAGCTTGCATCTCAGCCTGTATCTCCTCCTGTGTCTTCACTAGGTTAGCAGTATCTATACCAATAGAATTTGCTAACCGTTTTATAGCTTCGTCCACGTTTACAAACTGCCTCATAATGTCTGGACCTAAAGCCTGACTTACTGTACTGATAAACTCAATAAGCTTATTACGATCATTACCACGACCAAGACCCTGCACACCAGTTACTATCTTAGGTTTGACTAATTTCTCCGGTAGCTTCGGTGCTTTACCAGAACGGACGAGCATGTGCATCCTACGTTTTAGATATGGTAGTTGAAACTCCTGAGTCAGGATGCTGTAGATACCACCAAGGCTGTTCTCTAATTCATTAGCCATCATGGTAACTTCTGCTGCTGTTACCCTTTCTGCATCTCTCTGTACAGACCTTGCCATGAGAAAGGCATACTCTAGTCTTGATTCAATTCTTTGAATAGTACTAAAAGAAACAGACAAATCAGCAGCCTTACCTACCTGCATCACAGAAATATCTGCTGCACTACCTTCTCTTATGGCACCATTGGGAGCCTTTGCTAATGTACTAGCCCTAGTAATCCCGTTTGGATTGACCAAAAATAGCGTTTTAGCACTAGCTGCCGCACATTCTATAACACTTTGCATCAAAGCTTCTAAACTGATCAAGTCTCCTCTGTATTCTTCTACATATCCTCTACCATAATCTTCTCCATCAATGCGAACAAACCTAAGTGTTATCCAAGGTGATACATCTACCTTTGATCTACCATCAGTGCCAGGTATCTTTTCTCCCTTACATTCCTGATACCACATAAAGTCATCATTTACTCTTCTGACGTATGTGTATATATCAAGGTCACTATCCATTGTCTTTTCATCATAGTTCTCTTTCTTTTTGATCTGTTCCAAGAACTCTGGTGATAGTGCATTAGGGCTTACTGATTCCTGTGTGATGATTTCTAATACATTACCAACAGCATCACGCTTACATACAAACTTTGATAGTGGATATACTTTTAGTCCGTCATCTGTGAGATAGAGAAGAACATTCCCACCAACAATGAGATGCTTGAGTGCTTCAAACATTGCAACCCTGTCGTTAGAGATCTCTATCTCATTCATCAAAGCTGTTTCTATTGTTCGTAATCCCTTATCTATCTCTGTCTCTAATCCTTCCTGTCCTTGCTTCAGCAGTTCAAGACTATCAATACTAAGTTTGAAGAAGCTAGTAGATGGAGGTAGTAATGCAAATAAAAGTTTAGATGCAAGACTGTTCACACCTCTGGCACCTACAGCTTGGAAGGGGGTTTTTATCTTTGCTCTGGTACCTGTTGTGCTTTCCGGTATAAGACTAGGTATGGTTAGTTTTGATGATTCCTTTGCTTCTCTATCAAAAGTAGATCTTGCACTTTGTAGTTGTGCATATCTGCCAGCAGCAGTCTGTCCTTGTTGGTTTGAATAATTCATTAGACTCTTAAGTCAAAAGGTGATCTTCCTCTACCTGTTAAAGGTTTATTAATTTTTTGTAGTTCATCTAATCTCTTTATCTTTAATTCTTCAGTAACTTTTTTTGTATCAATAGGATTATCTACACCAATTTGCGTACCAGATACAGTAGGTGCAGCGTTTCTATTTTTTGCAATTTTTGAGTAGTAAAGTTCTCTATTTCTGCCTATACACATAGTTAATACCTTAAATTACCAGCGTTAGTTTGTCTCTGATCAAGCAAAGGTATCTGTAAAGACCTAGTACCTAAAGGTGCTCGATTTCGCTGAGTTTGTTTTTTCTTTTTTAAAGTACTTCTTTTATTACCAACAACTACACGCTCAGCAGTTTTCTCTGGCCTTGGTGCTGTTGGCTGTGGCTCTGGTAATGGGGGTGGTTTTGGTCTTCCTCCAACACACATAACTAATTCTCCAGTACTGATTCTGTTAGCATGGTATCTTTTTGTCTTGCCTGTTGTTCAATCAGGTAATCCACAACATACCTTTGACCTGCACGATACCATACTTCTCTATCAGATAAAGATAGATCAGGGTGACGATTTGGAAAAGTATTATCTAAACTATATATCAATTCGTCCGTAATTACAGGTAATTTATGATCCACAGATTTAATATAGTTATAATTATTTTATATGTTAATGTATAGATAGCAAGG